CATCAAATGGGTTGGCAAGTGAGTGAACGTATCCGGCGGCGCACTCCAACACTCTATTCTCACTGGCTGTGAAATCAACTCCTGTTACGGGGTCAATTCTGTGGCCTGCGTTACTAAGCATTGGAGCCTTGCCCTTCTTGCGGGCCTTCTTACGAGCCTTTCGGGGCTTTGCTGCCTTGGCTTTTGGTTTGCTCATTATTGTTTCTGTTTTCGTTGCAGTCTTTGTTACCTTTTCCACTTTTACCTTCTTCGCCTTCTTTCTCTTTTCTTTGAGATAGTCAAAAGCGTTCTTCTGGTGTATGTAATCAGGTCCTGGTACGTGTACAGATTTGTCTTTGGGGTAGTATGCTTTCGTGATTTCAGTAGCTTGCTCTAGTAGCTTCTTCTGTTCCTCAGGATTTAATATCTTACCACCAAGGTCAAGATTGTTATAATGCTTTACCTTGGTTCCAATTAGTAATCCTTCTCCTGCGAGTAGTGATGCGATTGCTATCCCAGCAGCTAATGCTGCCATAAAACCATTGATTGATTGTTGTTGTATATATTAATTTTGTTGGGCCTCTGTATATGTATACACATCTACAGATAGTTCTTTTGCCCCCCTCCACCATAAGGGGCCAAAGCGGTTTCCAACCGTGCGATCAAGACGGGATCGTTGTGTCGGGTTTCGAAGAAGAATTGTTGTACCTTGTCGTCTGATAGATCACCATTCAACAAAGTATAGAAAGATTTGGCCCAAGACTCGTGTATAGCTCGACCACCTGATTGATACAGATGGCTACAAAAGCTGAACTCGTCGTCACACTCAGACACAAACTTCATTCTGTGTCCAAGCTTCAAATAATTCGCCTTAAGTTCATCATCATCTTGCGTGTTCGGAATTTCGATGGCATCATCGCCCATGCAAATAATCCATTCTGATCCTGCTAGCATAGATGCCATTGCTCGAATTGCCGAATTCGTAGATGACGTCAGGTACGACCCTGACTTCTGTATTCCTGGTGTCTTTTGTTCGATGATTTCTCCGTCCGATGTAACAAACACACTGAATGACAGGCATCTCATCCTATTGATGATTACCCATCCCACAGCTGAATCGAAAGGTATACTTCCTGCCACACACCTACGTAAGGCGTCTGCATGAAATTCCCATTCTTGTACTGACATATCCCATCCGCTCATGTCTGATTCCACAACTCTAGCTCCGTTGTTACGCTTTGCCTTGAATCGTGAAAACAACACCTCTGCGTCATCATCTGTGAACCCCATACCTGGGGCTGATGGAATATCTTTCCAAGAGTTGATTTCGATCTCATTCTGTATGCCCATGAACAGTCTTTCCACCGTTTTATCCACAATAGACACATTCGATATGATTCTGTATCTCTGACTTTCAAGTTTCTCTCTCGTATGTGGTTCCCCTTTCACGAATGTCGTGATTGGATCACAGTAACCGAATTCGACCAAATCAGCTGCTGACATCTGGTTTAACATGTTGGGTGGTGTAGATGCCAGGAGTCTAATCCTAGCTTTGACCAATCCAACTATCCTCACCAGATCCTCATCGATCAACTTTTCATTGGTACTGTGAGTCTCGTCATAGGGAAACCCTGGTTTCGCCGTCAACTTAGTCTTGGCTACCAGTGTCTCCCGTACTTCTGAGTTCAATCGGCTATCATCGTCTAATAATCCTTGTAAGTAAGAGTAGGTGTTCGCTGTCGGGTATTTCTCTCCAAGCTCCACAATAACCTCGGCTAAACCTTCTGGCGCTTTGGTTTCGATGCGTTTGCCTGTTTGGCCGACGAGACTGGCCCACTCGGCTTTGCCTCCCCTAGGGGGGTAGCTGTAGCCTGCGATTTCTTCAATCTTTTCTTCAACTTGCGTGCAGCGTTCTTTGACTTTCTTTTGTCCTCCAAACTTGCTCCGGTGGACCCATCCGTAGTGTCTGATGGCGTCGTTGTACTCAACGACTCCTTCTTCTCTTCGGTCGGCTATGATCGTGCCGGAGGCGCGATGTACTGTTTGAGTTGATCC